CTCAGATTTTTTTGTTTCTCTCCCATCAATAATATATTTATCTGACACATTGAAATGGTCTTAGTTAAGTGATCGGTCAATAGCAACAAATCAACAAAATAGTGTCGTATCTCGCTAGACCATTCAAGAAAATTTGTGTTTTTTCTTAACACTTATTATCACTATCAACTACTACTTGAAATCTACTCCTTCTTTCTTACCTCCGTTTCCTTCGTTCAAACTCCTTTATATATTAGCACTCTTTGGGAATTTCTTTGTACGTTTGGGATCCTCTTTCCTACAAGAGTACAACCTCAGCTCTAAGTAGTCCTGAGAATTGGATACGGAGAAACTATCGAGATAGGTGAAAACTCTCCCAGGGTGCACAGGTAGGGAATTGGGCTCTATTAGCAATCCAACATGATGATCCTGACAATTGTCAAGGAAATCTTTCAATCCAGCTGAGAAGATCCACACAGGAGTCCCTGATTTCTCAATTGGGATCCCTGGCATTTGTAATGCCTCTATTATATCCGCATCCATAGTGTTCTCCATACAAACATCTACACAGTCCACATCTTTAAGGGTCAAGAACAGATCAAGACCTTCTTGGATGATGTGATATAAACCAATGTTGGCCCATATACTAGGAGCTGCGAAAGCACTCCTCCCCAACAGTAAACTTGCACTGAGTAGAGTATCTCTTGAGGTGATCCCATTCAATCGCATCTTCTTACCCACTATATCATATGCTGAGCTCAAGTTCCATATGAGATTGAGCAGGGCTCCAACAAATGGATCTAGTCTCTTTGACGTAGAGGTGATCAACTTCCCGTATAGAGGTAAGGCTTTGTTCAAGATATGGGGATCTTGATGCCTGTCTAATATGATCTCTAAATCTACGAGCATATCACGTGCTGCCATTTGAAGATCAGTTAGAGAAGAATGTTCTGCAATATCCCACAAAGGAGAATGCTTCCTAGTCAAGATTATCATTACGATATCAAGAATCATATTATTCTGTGCCCAGAATTGTGCTGCTCCTCCGGTCTTCCCTATGAGCATGTGGTGAATTGTCAAATCCATCCCTTTCCGATTAACAGTCGTGACCTTGAGCACTTTCATCATAGGACGTATGAAGTCAATCAGACATTGAGCAACAGGATTGTCTCGAGCCATACCGTAATTGCTATGAGATGCAGTGTCTCGTGGACAAAGAGATATGTTTCTTCTCCAAATTAACTGGCGAACGATGTTCACCCCTGCTTCGGTATAATCTGATCTTCTTTTCCAGTTGTGTAAGAGATTCCTGAGAGGGTTCAAATCAAGGCTTCCAAACTCTACTGGTGGGCCACTATACCCTTTGCATACTAAGAAGAATTCATCAGATACATAGCTGCTGAACGTTGGTTTTATCAACTCTTTATAATGATAGTGTCTCCCGACTAACTCCACCAGTTGGTCCACATGAGCTTGATGGACTGACGAAAATAACTTGATAACAATAAAGTGAACTTTCCATTGCTTAATCCAGTGATACAAGTATGGGAGAACAGTCGTGTACTCCAAAGCAGAATGTTCCATGTCAAAAGTTAGCATGCACTTAGATGAATCTAGTTTGAGGAATTCTCTGTCTAAACCCTCCCAGGTTTCCCAAAGTGTCAGATCCCCATACTTGCTAGCTGACATTGTCATTTCGACTACTCTCGTGTGAACATTGTGTTTGCAAGACAGTGCAGCTGGCAAGCAATATCCAATGGCTGCATCAGCGACTTGGTCTGGTGTGAGCAAAGTATTAAAGATCAATTGAGCAGAAGTGTTGCAGTGCAATAACAGTGATGAGTAAGACCCTCCTCCATCTGCAAGGCACACGAAGAGAGTGAATGATCCGACTTCTACTTTCGAATGCGATATGATCTCTAGAAGCTTGTACTTGGCTCCAGGAGATAGACTTCCAAACTTAGAGACTTTATGCATATTCTTCAATGCAGGTGTGACTGTCTCAGGGGTCTCTAATTTAGGGATGTTCATGGTGTAACTTGAGTTTAATACTAGTGGATTGAATAATCCTATAGAAGGAATGGCTAATTCCCTAGGATCCATGTAATAGCGGATGAATCTGTCGCGCTGGGGTAGATTCTTCCTGGCGAGTGACAACGATACATCACAATCTGGGGTGATCCAAATATTCACAAAATTCTCTCTCATTGGTATTTTCTCAAGCACTTTCCTTTCTGTCAACCCATGATTCTTTGCCAAGTGCTCGAAGAAAGTGGAGGAATTCTTCTTCATGAATGATGTTACATAACTCAGTTTGTGACTTTCATATTTGTGCTCTATCAATAGTAGAGGGGGGTCTTGCTCAAAGTTGTGATTAACTAGGATCTTCCATATAGCTCCCAAGAAAGGTCTGAAAACTTGCTTAGCAATCGAAGATGTCAAATAAGCCGATGACACCGGAGACAATGCTAAAAGATCGTACAGATTGCCTGATTCAACTATGGCTAATAGAATCTTTGTGTATGGAGCAATGTCGACTGGGACCACTGGATGAGAAATCACTTCTTGCAATGTCTTTTTGAGGGCTTCAAGTCTTTGCCTACATCCAAAGAATCCCCTTAAGGCCATCATGACACCTATGTGTAAAAGCAATCGCTTGAGATCTGTGATCTTGAATAATGTTGTATTGTATTGCGTGGTGAATCTACTCGAGCCTGTGACTTTATCACCAGACTGGCTCAAACCTCTCTCATGCTGAAATAATTGATTACCGAGTTGGTTAGCAACAAAAGCACACACTCCATCTTCAGGTTCAATCCCAACAGGGAACCCAGTCATATCAAATGACTTCTGGTGTTCTATTTCTCTCCTCATTGCTCTTTCCATTTCAGGGGAGATGACGAAATCGATCGGATACACTAGCAGATGCTCTGAAATTGGAGAATCTAGGTAAAATACTGGGTCCTCTAAGGCTAACGTGCAACACTCCTTTTTAATCCTCACATTGAATTGAGTAGGAGGTGGAAGACTAATTGCTAGCTCGAATATCACATAATTGCGAAGTTTCTGGAAGAAAATCATGTAATCGGTAGATCCCTCTATGAAAGACAATAAATAATTGGAAGATATCTTCACGTATGTTGATACTGCGCTTTGCGTGCTCAAGTAGGATCCTTTGTCTTCTATCTCCGTCTTGAACCTGTGCTTATAGCTTCCTGATCCCCCAGAAGGTTGCACATCCATGAGTTCCTGAGCCACACCAGGTACTTTAGAACTCAGAATCAGACTCAACGCCTCAAGCACATCATCAGAAGCTCCAAGTGTTTTCATCCACCCCCAGAGTTTCAACAAATGTCTAACTCCTTCTCCCTCGCTCCTTCCTACTAGATTTACCAGCTTGAGAGTAGGGACACTGTCTTTTGTCGCACTCCCTCTGTACACATCAAGAGGGCCCTTCACAGTGTGGTAAGCCCTCTCATCTAGAGTCACTTGTGGCATTGGCAAGACAATGAGAGATTCTGATAGTTTCTCTCTAGTGTAGCTCCCGTTATAATCTATCTGTTCAGATGCTGCAGGACTATAGGGGCCATCAAGCTTGTCTGGGAGGTATCCAGCTGCTAATGCCATGTGATACAGTCGCAGTGTGTATGTACAATCTTTGAAGATCTTGTGATCCAAGCAAAATCGG